ACTTCAAAGCTTGCTTTCTTTGAAGCACCTTTATGTGCTACATAGCCACCAGTAGGATTCTTCATAAGTTTAAATCCTTTACCAGATTTCATCCAGTGAAATCCTTTGGGAGCATCTACTGCTTTTTTCATTAACATCTCCATCTTTTACGAGCTTGTCTAAGTCTGCTATTAGGATTCTTAGCAGCCTTTGGAAACTTCTTCATCTGTCCAGCAGACCTTGCACAGTATGACTTACGTCTTGATGCACGTTTGCCTGTAGGTTTCTTTTCAGTTACAGCAGTCTTTAACTTAGAACCGGGATTCTGCTTACGATATTTAGCAACACCCTTCTTAGTCATACCAGCACCAGACTTGGTAGGACGCTTCATGCCCCTGCCAATAGTGATGCCCTTCATATTACTGGGTTTTCTTTTTTGCTTTACTGCCATATGTGTACCTAAACTTTTTTCCTATATAGTTACAAAGACTATTTATATATTCATTAAAATCTTTATAGTCTTCTTTATTAGGTCTAGTAGCTGAATAATCTATTAAAGTATAATCATCATATCCTTCTTGAACAGATTTATTATACTGTTTTAAAAATTCTTTAGTAACCACGAAGAGCCTTACCGTAGCCTCGTACTTGTCCACCCATACGACGCCGGACTTTACCACCATACTTTTTAATCTCAAAGCCACTTGAAATTAGTTCTTCAAGTTCCTTACCAGTAGGCATCATCTCACGACCTCTGCCGCCCATGCCCATCTCTTCGCCTACCATACTGGCAGGAGGAGCATACTCTCCTCTGCGGCGTTGTCCTGTTCTCTTCTGACGAGCATATGTCTCAGGAGACATTTCTCTTTTTTTAGGTGTAGGTACTTTGGAAAGCAACGGACCTTGTTCTACTTCTTGTCCTCTAGGACCAGTAGCACGGCGTCGAGGAAGGATGTCTGATCCTAATGCATCTTCTTTCATTTCTTTTTTCTGCTGCGCCATAAGACCTTGCAGTTCTTTATTATCTTTGGAACTACGTTTTACCACAGGCTTTTTCTTTTTCTTTGGCTTGTTAGCATCTTTAGCTTCTTTAATAAATCTTTTCTGTTGAGCATCTGAAAGTTTTTTAAAGTCAGTAAGCTTCATCTTAGCTTCTTTAGCACCCATCTTCTGTTCAGGTGATGCTGCTTTAACGCCTCTGGCCTTACGTTTACGACCACGTTTACTTACAAGTTTTCTTACCGCTGCAACCATATCAAATCTCCTTAGTACATTTTCTTAGAATAAGTGGCTTTACCGTAACCACGTTTAGCTGCACCTACACCACGAACAACTCTTTTCTTTTTCTTAGTCTTCTTTTTTACTTGACCACCATCTTGTGCAAACATCATAGCAAGTTTACCCATTTGCATGGCTGTGTTTAAAAAGTTAGAACCGCCACCGCCACCACCACCACTCTGTACCTGTTGACGTATTACATTAATGTTATCACCGGGAACTGGAGAGCCTACTTCTTCCGCATCTTCTTCTTCTTCATATTCTTTTAGAAGTTCTTCAAAAAGACTTACATCCTCTTCATAGTCTTTAGCCATATTACGATCCTCTCAGTTCAGAGCGTTGCCCTCTAAGTGCAGCACGTTTTCTAACAGTAGTTTTTTTCTTACCTACTTTACCACCTTTGCTTTTTCCAAGAAGTCCTTTGACAAGCCCAATAGATGTTAATCCTTTTGGACCCATCGCCCCAACAACAGCAGGTAAAAGCCCCATACCTGATCCTAAGTTATCAAAAAGCTCGTCTCTTTCACTTTTCTTTTTTTCTTCTTCTGGTTTATCTAAATCAGAAGTAACAGTCTTTCTTAATTTTTTATTACTCATGTTACGATCCTCTTAGTTCAGAACGCTGCCCACGAAGTGCTGCACGTTTTCTTTTACCAGCTTTTTTAAGACGACCGCCTTTTTTATAACCACTCATTGGGTTAAGATCAAAATCATATACTCCCGGCATATCATATACTCCAGCTATTCCGGGATCTTCATTACCAATATCTAAAATAATTTCATCTTTATCTTTGTCTTTAAAAAGACTAGCAACGCTTTTCATAATTGCAGCACTGTTGTTTGCGCTTTTTCTGGCAGAAGGAATAGAAGCTTTTGGTGGTGAAGGTAATCTATCTCCTGAAACAGACTTTGATCTTTTACCAGCCCGTTTTCTATCTTTAGCTTTCTGTGCTTTTATTTTAGATTTAAAGTCAACCATATTAGTTACCTCTAAGTTCTGCGCCAAAGCCTCTCTTGGCTGCACGTTTACGACCAGCAGGTTTTTTAGCTACAGTCTTCTTACGCATAGGTGGTTTCTTTGCAACAACTTTCTTACGTACAACAGGCTTTTTCTTTACAGCTACCTTTTTCTTTACAGCAACCTTTTTCTTTTTAGCAGCTACCTTCTTACGAGCGGCTGGTTTCTTTTTCTTTTTAAGACGGCCACCTTTTTTCTGTCCCATTTCAATTTGCATGTCTGTAATTTCATCGCCACTACCATATGCATCTTCAGTACTATCAATATCAATAATACCAAAAGGCGTCATTACTTTAGACTTACGAGGTGTCACGTCTTCAATAAAGTATTCACGAAGAGTTTCATAACCTCTGTTACCTTCCATATCACCACGACCACCGCTTGATCTGTAAGGTGCGCCGGGTTCATCTCCTACAAAGCCATCAGCTTGAGGAGGATTAGACATAAGTTCTAAAGAGGGTAAACCTCTTCTAGATGGAGGAGTATCACTTCCTCTTGGAGTGTCTCTCATAGCTCTAAATTGATCTTCAGTAGGAATCGTACCGGGATCAGTATAAGAAAACTGTGCTTCAGTAATTTCTGGAGAGGAAGGACCAGTTGGCCTTGATGAACGACTTACACCACGGCGCATGGGAGGTGTCATCATTGATGGATCAGGGCGTTGCTGTCCTATCATATACATAAAGTCTGCTTCAGTAGGATTTCTACCGGGAGAAGAAACACGTTTTGCTGATGCTGCTCTAGCTCTACCAGTTTCTCTATTATTAAACTGAGGAAGATTTGCTAATCTTTTACGTGAAGCTTCATAAGCAGTAAGAGGACGCTGCTCTTGAGGTGCAGGAGCAAAAGGCCGTCTACCTGCAATATCTTCATCAATATCGTAAAGCATATTATTCATTTCACGTTCAGCAGTAGAAGGTACAGGAGGTTTTCTTTTAGGACGTGGAACAGCTTTTGCTTTAGATACAGGAGGTTTTCTTTTAGGGCGTGGAACTTCACCGGCAGGACTTCCAATACCAGCTTCCGCTCTGGCTGTACCTATTGAACCTTTAAGTTTATTTGGAACAGGTAAGCCTCTGGCAATAAGCTCACGAACAACTTTACGAGCATCTGCACTATTAGGATTTTTTATTGCTTTCTTAGTTAGTTCTGAAAGTTGTTTTTGTTTTATAGCTTTTAGTGGTCGTCTTGCCATTTTCTTTCCTCCAAGTTGCTTTCCAACTCTGGTAATATAGTTTCTGGTTTCCGGCGGAAGATCGCTTTTGTTTCTACCAGAAGCTATCCATTTGTTAGCATTTGTTGGTCCATAGTTATAAGCAACAAGTGTCGCCTCAAGATCGCCACCATAGTGTTTAAGCAATGCCATAGCATAGTCTCTACCAACTCTGGTATACTCTTCTTCGCTTTCATTACGGGCAGGTTTAACTCTGTATCCCGGTTGCCGTGCCGTATCCGGCATAACCTGCATACGGCCTCTTGCGCCTTTAGGACTAACAGCGTCTCTGCGTCCCCCGCTTTCAACCTGTTCAATAGCTTTTAAGAGTTGTTCTCTTGCAACCATGATTAGTCTTCTACTTTAAAAGCTTTGCCCTGTTCGTAGTCTTCGTCAACTACAACATCCTGCGGCGGTCCTTTTACAGCCGGTCCCTTACGTGCAGCACCAAAGCCCTGTCCAGTAGGACGGCCCACAATTTCATCCAGATTATGTGGCCGTTTAATAAGTGTATGCGGTCCCATCTAACTTCTCCTTTTACGTTTCTTTCTACGTGCCTCGCTAAGTGCGATGGCAACTGCTTGTTTCTTACTCTTAACTTTTCTACCAGAACTACTTTTAAGTTTGCCCCGCTTGTACTCGCCCATTACTTTTTTAACTTTACCGGGACGAGTAATTTGTTTTCCTATAGAGGAACGGTTAGTCATAGCAAGAGTTCACAAGGTCTTGTCCACTTGTATTATTTTTAATAACCTTGCCACCTTTCTTACGTTTATAAACTTTACCACCTGATTTTTTAGAAGCTTCATCTTTAAGTTCTTTATCAGATACGTCTTGAAATCCTCTCTTAAATGATGCGGCTACTTCTCTCTCGTTTTCACCTCGTTTTATTTCTGCTTTTGCCAGTTTACGAGCTTCAGTTTTTGACATATTTTTATTAGCATTTAATATTTGTATTGTTATTATATCTTCAGCTTCTTTTTTTGGCATGTTTAAACGTTGAGGAATATCTATTGCTAATCTTTTTCTTGCTCTCTTATTTGCTGCCTTACGAGCTATGGTTGGCGAAACACCACGTTTCATCTGTAACATAACATCTCTTTCCGTCATGTCCGGCCCCTTCTTCCGACCGGCAACAAACGCCATAGCTTTATATGACTCGTCTTTTTTAGGTTTTGTCTCTTTGGCCGCAACTTCCTTTGCTTTCTTAGCCGCCGCCTCCCTTACCTTCTTAGGCGAAACACCACGTTTTATCTGCCCCTTAACATCTCTTTCTGTTATGCCTCGCTTAACAGGTTTTTGAACAGTTTTAGTTTTAGGTTTAGAATTAGATTTTTTTTTAGGTCTAATTTTCTTCCCTACTAATTTTCTAATCATAACATGCGGCTACAATAGAGTTACCATCGTTACCGGAAACAGTCTTGCCACCATGCTTACGTTTGTAAACTTGACCACCACCCATCTTTTTCTTTACAGGTTTTTTAGACTGAGCTTTTGCTGAGTATTCTGCGGGAACACTGGTACGATCTTCGCCCATTGATTTACTAACTTTACCACCTTTAGCCATTTTGCCTACACCATCAGCAGCATAGAACGGAACTTTCTTACCATTCTTTTCTACCATCTTTAGTGAACCGCCACCAGCCATTTTCTTTTTCATGTAGCCGCCACCTTTTTTTTCAGCAAACTTTTTACGATTTGAACGTGACTTACTCATTTCTTTTCGTCGTAATGCGTTTACATTAGCTTGTTTAATCTGAGCAGGTGTAGGTTCAAAACCTTCAACTAGCTCTCCGGTTTGCATAAAGTGAGCAACTTTATCTTTCACACCAGAAGGATTTTTTTCTTTTTTAGCTTGAGCAGTTTTGTTGCGAGTTTGAGCGGCTTTTCTTTTTGCTGTTTTTGTAGCAGCTTCATCTGCGGTTCTCATCTTGTCAAGCTTTGCTTGAGCAGCATCTCGCTGTCTTTTAGTTTTAGACTTGTCTCGTATAATAGATTGAAGTCTAGCTTTCTCTTTACCAGCTTCAGGACTGCTTTTACTACCACCACCAACAGTCCCACGAACCATCCGATCACCACGGGATTCTACTTTACCAGCACCGCCCTTATTAACAAAGTCTGCTGCATCGTCTTCAACTCTTGTAGAAACATTTTGATTCTGTGGAGCAGGAGCAGAACCTTTTTGAAACTTTCTACGACCCCTACCCCTTTCATCAGAGATAGGTTTTGATGTTGGTTTTTTATTGCTTTTCTGTGGTATATTACCACCCGGCGTACCAGATTGTTTAGATGGCGATTTTCCCCTACCTTTTAATCTTCTAGTAACTTCTTTTGGATTTAGAATTTTACGTACAAACCTTGCCATATGTGTTCTCCTTATGATCCTGCTTGTGTGATTGTATTAGGACCGCCAGCAGGAGAAGCCGCAACTTCCATGTCGTCCTGTCTAGTTCTGCGAGCCTGATTACGAAGGGTTTGAATTGAGTTTTGATATTCTGTTTGCCATACCTGAAGGGTTTCCCAATCCTTCATGTACATGGTAGCTTCTATAAGGCAACCATAAAATAAGGCATCGTAACAGTATTCACTGAAGTAGTTACTGGTTGTAACACTTGTGCCTGTTGCCGATGCCAATGCAAGCGGTTGTGATGCCGTCTGTATTTCAACAGTGGTTGCTGAAACTGGTGTGGGTACTATTTTAATACTTGAGTTAGTACGCCGTGAATAATATCTGGGGGTGCCTGTGGATGCACTTACAGGCCAGTAATCATTTGCATACTCAACAGTACGTTGCAGCAAATTAGTTACAGTTGTTCCTGTACTTACAGTATAGTTTACGTTACGAACAATACGTACACGATCATTCAGCGGAACGGCACCTGCATTCCCTGATGAAACTGAAACGGTTGTAAATTCATCCAAACCAATATCATCAATATCTTTTGTGATACGAAGTTCTGCTTTGGTAATGAAAAAGGGAATCTGCGTTGCAAACTCCGTTGAGTCGTTTTCAGTCGTATTAATTAAATCTGATTTTAAAAATGCGTAGTCAGGCATGACTAGCCAAGCATAGCAGTTAGAACGCAACCATCAGTGGGACCAGAAATACTGACCACACCGTAAACTGCAACACCCATGTCTCCGATATAAATATCCGAAGCTTCGTTGGCTGCTACCTGAAACTTAATAGCTGTACCTTCAGCAGTCTTATTTGTAATCTGACGTTGACCTTTGATCGAATAAGAACCAGCCGCTGTTGCCAATGCATGAATAGCTACAATGCGTGTCGTGCTTGGAATGTTACTATCAGCAGTACCATTGCTTCCAACAGTTGTGTCAGTATCTACATATTTAAGAACAGCATCTCCAGTTGCTATTGCAACTTTAATATTTGAAGCCATAATCTCTCCTTTAGGTAAAGTAGCAGGAGAGTGGCATTACACCACTCCCCCACACTTTATTAACCGGCACTACCGAAGTAGCCACGCCAATCCGAAACACCGAAGCTATAACGCTCCCGTGCCTTGAACCGAAGATTACCCGTATCAAAGTCCGGCTCCATCTTCGTCTGAAGCGGCGAACGGACGAACATCTTCGCACCATTCGGAACATCAGTCTTGATGAAGTAGGAATCAACGTCGGTGAAACGACGATTGATAAAGTAACCTTCAGGAATCATACCCATGTGACGGGTGGCATTGATGGCGTTCGTATTCGGGTTAGCCTGTGCAGCACTCGTCTGAGTGTTACCCGGCGATGAAAGAATACGATCCGCAATCGCCCACGAATCAACAGGGACATGCAGAGAAACAGCACTGGCACCAATCAGAATACCACGATCATCTTTGATCTTCTGAATGCTGGTAAGTGCAGTTTCAAGAGTTGCTTCCGTAAGGTCAGCAGCCGCCAGAAGGTTGGACTGATTACCATCGGAAATAGTCGGATGAGCAGCCGAGAAGAACGCAGCACCATCACCAATGGTATCAGTGAAACCATTCGTGAAAATGTTAGCGGCTTTTACCTGCTTGGTGTTTGCCATCGCACGGGCAAGACCTCTGGCACGAAGCTTCGCAAACGTGTCATACAGGTTATCTTCCATAGCTTCTTCAGTGACAGCAAAGGCAAGCGCAACGGTTTCCGCCGTATAACGGGCCGTGTAGCTTTCCTGTGCATCATCATAAGAAACCGCAGCACCCTCGCCTTTGGTCGGCGCAGTGCCAAAGCCAGTGAAGAGGACTTCTTCTTCAAAAGCTCTGTCCGAGTTTTCAATGTCATAAAGAGGTTCATGTTCATTGTTGACCTCTCCATACTCCATTCCAAATACGGCGTTAAGACCGGGAAGGAGTTCTTTGCTAATACTAGCTCTATTAATAGCCATAATAAATCCTCCCTATTAAGCCGTAGATGCCGTGGCCGTTACGAAACGATCACGGTGATGGTTAAGCCATACTTCCACAATCGGGAAAGCATCAGAATCTTTTTCATCAGGATACTGAGCTTTACCAATAACACGTACAGCAGCAGCAGCTTCCGTACCGGACGCACCATCAAGGTAGTAACTGGACTGACCCGTCTGAGTGTTACCAGAAGAAGCTGTGGAGCTTACGGTTACATTGTAGTTTTTGACAATAGCCAACTCTCCCGCCGAAAGCGACAGAGAAGCCTGAATGTAATACGTCTGATCGGGATCAGTGATTACAAAGAATTTAATGTCCGTGGCTGACACTCCACCCGGCCAATACCGGGAGAATTTCTGCTCGCCATTTTCAACATACTGACAACCCATGAACACACCAGAGGGCTTGAGCGTTGCAGCGATATACGGAGAAATCGTTGCAAAGTTCGCACCGGGAAGCACAACCGGATCGCCGGTAAAGATGCTATTGGTGGGCGACTGAGCCTGACCCGTTGAGGTCAGAGTAATCATGTCGGTGACGGCTTCGTTATTGTAGCCACCACTTTTCTTACGAGCAGGAATGAAACCACGAAATGCTTTAGTAGTAGACATGTTTCATCTCCTTAGTTGTAGGGAAGTTAGTTCTGAAAAGAAGGTTGTCTTCCCCGTGTTGTAACTGAACGGCTAGAGTTTGTAATAGGCATACGAGAGTCAGAGTTTTTCATCAACTGGGCATTCACAGCATCCATTTGATCATTAGCTTTGTTCTCATAAAACCTTCTCTTAGCCTTAACTTTACCGGCTGGCATTTTGGCTAACGCCAAATCCCCACGACAGACTGCACCTTGATACCGGCCTTCATCTCTCACGGCAGATGAAATTGCAAGTTCGGGAACTTCATCGGGGGTAACAAGTACCCATCCTTCCTGAAGTCTTTTCCCAACATTGAGTACATCATCGGCACCTCTGACAGATATACGTATCCACCGATAAGCCATTCCTTCGGAATCAAACCGGGCTTTCACCGAGTCAGGTATTTCCAAAGCATTAGGCTCTTCAAAGGTCCACTGATCTTCTCTCATGTTGTTCTCACGAACATCGCTACTACGTGATTCATTTCGTGTATTCATTTTATCCTCCACGTTCTAATTAATATCAGTATATTCGCCGTCCGCCGAAGTTACCTTCAACTTTTCAGCGGCATACTTTTCAAGTGGGATACCCCATTTATTAGCAAGATTTACATCTTCTTTCGAAAGCTTAATCTTCCTACCAGAGTTCGGAGACGAGCGTGAAGCCCCCGATACCACTTGAGCAGGTTTGTTCGTGTTTTCCTGCACACGTTCCTGAACTTCTCCAAACTTGTGTGGAAAAGCTTCTTGAATCCTGTTGTTAACTTCGTCATAAAAGTCTTCATCTTCTGGATCATATCCTTGCTCCTTTAGATCAGCATCTATTGCTAGAGCAGCGGCAGTCATAACATTATCCTTACCAAACCACTCATTGTTACCTGCCCACTCTTCTGCACGTCTATCCCTGCGTCTTGGTACAGGTGGCGGTGCTTCTTGCTGAACAGGCTCAGAATATTCTTCAGAGTAACGAGACTTTACTGAAGTTACGTTCTTTAAATCTGATTGGGCATCATTAAGCATTTCCTGTGCTTGCAGTACCCGTTCCTTGTTACCTTCTTCAAAGGCTTCTAGATAAGCCTGACGAGCTAAGTCAATCTTATCTGTTAGCTGCTTCTCAGATGCTTCAAGACTATTTTTACTAACATTAAAAACTTCTTCTTCTTTTTGTTTCAATGTTTCAGAAAGTTTTCTGTTAGTTTCTAATAGCTTTTCAACTTCTTCTTCACGTTCTTTACGTTGACGAATAAGTTGCCGTATTCTTTTCTCCGCACCTTTGGTTTCAATACCTTCCAGTTCAGGAGTCTCTTCGTTAACTTCTTTCTTGACTTCATCTTTAGCTTCCAGTACAGGCTGTTCCTCTACAACTTCTTCAGGCACATCCTGTTCAATTTCAATCTCAATTTTATCTTCTGCTGAAACTTCAACATCATTCCAGTTATCTTCTGTAGACATTTTATTCTCCGTTGCTAACGATACAAACGATTTACGTTATTAATATTATACCACACTATACTACTTTTCCCAAATCATCCAGACGCCTTTCCTAGATTAAATGTTGGATCAAGGTCTTTTGGGTCTTCTACTTTCATAATAACCTGATCATCAAACAAAAGAATAAGCCTAACTCCTTTGTAAAACAACTTAGTTCCTGCATGTTTACCATAGCATACATAGTCGCCTACGTTACACCAAGCTCCAGCAGGAAACTTATCCTTATCCATATAAGCCAAGTCTCCCATTGAGAGAACCTGTGCCACTGTGGTTAGATAAGCCATATCATCTTTGGTAGAATCAGGCAGTAGGATACCACCTTTGGTTACGCTTTTTACCGAAACAGGGCGAACCAAAACATGAAAGCCCGGTATCTTCGGCAATGGTGAGGGATCAGGAGCTTCGTCTACATCAGTAATCCAAAGATCATTTTTGATCGCACCACCCATACTCACTTGTTGCATCTCTTTAGTCATCCTCCATATACATACGTTTTTTTACTATGTCTGTTAAGTTATCTCTGGCCCACTCAAGACTTGAGATGGACCCTACTATTTGTCGGTAATGCGAGTAGTCTTCCGCAGAACCATTTGATAATGTAAGTCTTAGGTTATTAATTTCTTCATTAAAACCATTAACTACTTCATCCCAAATATTCATCTACTTCTTTTTAGAACTCTTCTTGCTA